GCATCAATCTTATTGAAGAACTCTTTCTTTTCTTCATCAGACATTGATGGGATAGATTTCCCTGCTTTCTCTAAAGCTTTTTTGAAAAATGTTTGATACTCAGTTTCTTCTGCCATAACAGTTCTGAGTGTGTCTTTGATAGTTTCTCTGGTAATATTCATTCGATTGCCAATTATAATTTAGTTATAGAAGAAACAATGTTGTTCAATCTCTCTCTAATTTTGAACAAATTCTTTTGTGTTCTTTTCCAATATTGGTTTGAATTTAAATCATTTTCTTTTTTGATTTTACCATACCATCTTAGGAATGTTTCAATCTCAGAAAGTTGTTTATTAATAGTTGAAATACCTCTACCAATTTTTTGCTTTGGAGTGGATTCATCTTTTTTTAATTCTAACCAACGATTTTCGTTAACTCTTTTATAACCACTTGCTTTATTTATAGTATCAACAAATTCATCATCATTTTCTTCATCTTCATCAGTTCCATCAGTATCTTTAAAAGCATTGGGAGTGTTGTAACCAGCTACATCACCAGTAGTAGTGGTTTCATCCATTTCCAACTCTTCATTTTGGATTTCATCAATTAAATCCTCAATAAGCTTTTTTAAGTTACTCATTTATTTTTTACTCTTTAATTCTTTAATTAATTCGTAAGACATCATTAGAGATGAAACATGATTATCAGATACTACTTTTCCAATTTTAGTTTTAGCTAAAACTGAAACAGTTTCTGCTAACTTAATTTTAGTTACTTTATCTTTTATACCTTTAGATAATGTTTTTAGTTCAGAAACGATTGAAGGTATTTCTTTTTGAACATAAGATTTAAAACCAGTAGTATTAGATAGGTTGTTGATGTATTCTCTTAATAGGTTTTTCTGGTTTTCATCTAAATTAGAGTACTTTTTGTTGAAAGTTTCTACTAAAATTTTATAAGTTAACAATCTTAAATCTTTATCTTGTTTTTTATAAGATTCAACAATCTGAGTAGTGTTACTTTTTTTAGATGATAAAGTAGATGGCTTAGATGTAATTGATTCAATGAGGGTAATCTTTGAATTGAATACATCTTTAACATCGTAATTACTCATCCGTTTAGATTCAAAAATCTTATAGATTGATGCAAGTACTCTATAATTTGAAATAGGTGAAGATAGGAATTCATCCATATTGAATGATTCATTAATCTTTTTGATAAGATTATACTTCTCTCTTTGTAATTGTTTTTGGTCAATACGATTATGAGCTTCATTGACAGTATCAATAAACTTTTCAGCTCTTGATTCTGAATTGTACCTTTCTTTGATAAGAAGTTCGTACAATCTTAACTCTTTGTTTAACTCTGTTTTTGGACTAAAAAATTCACTTACGATTTTTTTAGCCTTTTCACTTGTATCACCGTTAAGAACTTCTAGTGTAATTTGTCTTACTAAAAGTTCAAACAGAATACCAGTATTCTTAAATTTTGAATGTTTTACCCTCTTCATTGTGTTTTTATCCTATAATAATATATCAATATACGATACAATACATCGTATATAAATATAAGTTAATTTTGATTTCCTTAATTTTTATTCATCAATCAAATTTGCATCATCTAAAAAGTCTCCGTTTTCACTCATCAACTTTCGTTTTGCCGAAACTCCATTTACATATTCTTTAGCAACTTTTTGTGTTCTTTTACTAATTGTAGACTCTGTTTTTGATAACGCTTTTTCATTTTCTTTTTTACCTAATGGGTCTCTCCCATAAGGATGTTTATCTTTACCATAGGTGTTTCCCTCTTTTGGTCTACCACCTTTGTTCTTTAATTCAGTTTTTAGTTCTTCTAATTCATCTTCAACATCGGTAGGTTGTGCTTCCATTGCTGGGTCATTACCTTCATCTTCAATTGAACGATATCTAAATCTATCTTTTAAATCATTAATAAGTTGAGTTTTTTGGAAATCAACTTCATCATCACTAAAGTTAAAGATATTTTTGTATGCCCAATCCTTCGATACCATATTTAATCCCTGAATATCAGAAACTAATCTAACTTTTTCACTCCAAAGATTTACTTTTTCTTGTTCATAAATTGTAGATGGATTTACTAAATCTAATTCAAAATCTACCATCTCAGCACCTTCAATTCCTTGCGCTGCTAAATGAGTTACTGCCAATTTAGTTAATTCAGAAATAAGTGTTCTTTGGATTCTTTCGATTGTTCTTGCAAATCTCACATCTTCAGCCGCAAGAGTTGCTTTACCATTTACATTCTCATCATATCCCAAATATGCTTTTGGAATTTTAAGAGCTGCAAATAGTTTATTTTTTAAGTAATCGATATCATCGATAGCAGTATATTCTAACCCACCCAATGAATCGATTTCAGTTCCACTATCACCACCCCTAACAGGTAAGAAGAAATCTTCAGTTAAGTTTTGGATATTGTACTTTAAGTTATAATCACCAGTCTTTTTATCCACAAATGGAGTTTTCTTCATTTTGTTGATAATCCTTTGCATGTAGTTATCAACTTCTTGTGGTGGGATATTACCAATATCAATTTTGAAAACTCTCTTATCCGGTGCTCTCATAATTCTATGAATCAACATAGCATCTTCCATCAAAGAAACTTGTTTCCAAATTCTTCTACCATTTTCAATCATAGCCTTACCATAAGGTAGGAAGTTGGTATCTGATAATAATCTGAAATGTACTACTTCATAATTTTCATATTCACCTTTACCAATTGGGTCGTTGTTTACATTAAACTTTACATAATTTGCATTATTTGGGTCAGTATTCTCTAATCTTTCAGTTTCATAAACTGGAAGTGGTCTTACATTAATAATACCAACACCCGGTTGGATTTCTTGTAGTAAAAAGAAATCACCATACTTAACCATATTTCGTGTCCAAGACCATAGGTTAAATTCTATGTTTAAAACATCATAGAAAAGATTTTCTAAGATATCTTTTACTTTTTCATTTTTTGATTTGATTTGTACAACTTCACCAAATTCATTTTTAAGTGTACATTCATCTGCGTATATATCTAATGCTGATGAGATAATTGGGTCATTATCCATCGCATCATAATCTCTGAATAGTTCTCTACGAACTTGATGGTATGCCATTGATTGAGCTGCCATCTGGTCTCCATAAAAAGACCTTTGAAGTTTAGTGTACCTATCTCTTAAATTCATTAAGTTAGTACCACCTTGTTGTCTATCATCTACATCAATAACTTTTCTCTTCCCATCCTTGTCAACCTTTACGATTGCTTGGGTAGAAAAGAGTTTCGTTAATCGATTAAAAAATGAACTATTGTTTTCTTCTGCCATTTTGTTTCCTTATTTTATAACCTTTATTTATTTACCATGCTTTACAACTCCAATACCTAGCCTTATGTCTTGGACCAGGATTATCACAGTTGTGTCTTGCTCTAAATGATTTTCTTCGTGATGGAATATCTTTTTGTATTTGCATTGTTTTTTCACCCGCTTTCTTTGCTGATGTTCCACCATGTCCGAAGTTTACCTTTACAACATTTCCCTTTGGATTTTTTACATATACTTTGAACTTTTTAACATCACCTCTCATAGGTTTGTTTAACTTAACCTTTCTACCTTGATATTCAGCTTCGTTAATATCCTCTTTCATATTTTTTAGAAAATGGATAAACTCTTTTAAATCATAATAGTTTTCTACATCGTATTCTTCGATGTTTTCATCTAAAACTGATTTAAATTCGTTGTAAAGTTCTTCAGAATAATTTTCCATAATAGTTCTTATAATTAACTTATACTATATAAATATTAAAAAGTAAATTTATAACCATTTAGTTAAGTCCTCAACATCATCACCGACATTCATTTGCCAAGGATTTTCATCATTATCATTTCCACCATATATCCCACTATAAGTATATGTTGATATACCATCAATCGCTCTTTTTGTTAAATCAATACCCTCTTGTCTCAATCTCAGAGCGGTATCTCTTACCCAAAGTGAAATAGCTAAGCTCATTGTTAAATCATCATTGTATCCTCTCATTGCTTCCGCTCTACCATTCATCCAAATAAATGTGAATAGTTCATCAATAGTTCTAACTGAACGAATGATGATTGATTTTTCTCTAATGTATTCTTCCAACTTTGAAATGATTAGAGGTCTAGTTCGAGAAGTAGTTGAGAATCCAGCTACCATTCCTCTATCTTGAGCTCTATATCTATTTGAATGTTGATGTTCAACATCTACATATTTTAAATCCTTACTCATATAATATAAGTTAGGATAGTTTCTATCAATAACTTGTTGGATGGTTGCCCAACCAATGTTAGCATTTTCAATCACAAGTAATGCATTATTGTATTCTGTTGCTAAACTCACTAAGAAGTTTCCAAAATCTTTGGTATCCAATTTACCTTTATATTCTGCAACTTGTTCCGAATCTTCTACATCAATTACATGGGCAGCGGAGTAATCTGAAGAATCCCCTCTCGCAACATCAGCAACTACTATGTAAGATTTGTTATAATTTGGATATTGCCACTTCCATAAGTTACCATCAAATCCACCTTTTTCAACAGGTTCTTGAACATAAGTTTCTTTATAGAACTGAAGTATTTGTGGTTCGATTACTGAATCACCCGATGATACGAAATCACAATCACATTCTTGTGCTGCTCCTTTTGGTCCCAATAGAGTTTCTTGCTCATCTCTCCAACTTTGGTCTCTTTCTGGATGTACACTCCAATGTAATCTAATATTGTTGAATCCATTCGTACCATCTTCAGAACCTACCCAAGTTTTGTGAAAGAAGTTACCTACACCATTTGGAGTAGATAGGATAATTGCGTTACCACCCGTTGATAATGTAGATTGTGCAGATACCCAAATCTCTTCAATCTTATCAATGAAAGCAGCCTCATCAAATACTAATAAGGATAGTGCTTCAGAACGTCCTGCATCACCAGCAGCTGAAGTTGCTTTTATCTGAGAACCATTTGAGTATCTAAGGGATAGTTTGTTATCTTCAACTGTTGTTAGTTTTAACCAAGATGGTAGATAATGATTCATTACCCTAACCTTAGTTACTAAGTTTTTGGCTACTTCTTGTTTTGTTGCAATTACCAATACATTGAAATCATCATTGAATAACATTTTCCACAAAGAGAATCCCGCCGTTAAAGTGGAGATACCAGTTTGTCTGGATTTAAGAATGATATTATATCTATGGTCTTTGAAATCAGTTAAGGTAGTTTCTTGAAATGGAAAAAGGTGAAAGGGAATTTTTCCTCTCACCGGATGCTGAATCATACAATACTTTTTCATAAAGTATATTGGGTCAGAAGCACACTTCTTATACTCTTCAGCTATGATTGCTTTTAATGATTTCTTTTGTGCCAAAATCTATTTATTTTTTTCCGATTTTCCAATACATACCACCTGTAACAAATGGTGCAAGTTGTGAGGTATTAGAATTATTCTGAATACCCACACCTAATTGATATAGATTATTCTTTTTATTTTTTAGGATTAACCCAGCTCCAACATTACTGATAATATCATCTTTGTTGAATCCTCCATTTAATCCCCAATAAAATTCGTTCTTAGGTAACTCTTTTACAATCGTTGTATTATAAACAGTTGGGATTTGGAAAAACCAATCTACATCTCTTGATTGGATTTGGTTTTGTGAAATGATATCAGTTAGAATACCATATCCTAAAGTTGGATTTGGTTTCTGTCCTAATGAATCGGTAACTCCTTTTGGAAAATCATATGTAAGATTAAGTGTATCTTTTACTTCGTACTTTGCGAAATAATCTTCTACGATTTTCAAAGTATCAATATCAATTGGTACTTCTACTTCAACTGTTTCAGTTACTACTTTAGTAATATACTTTGGTACATATGTTGGAACTTTTACTGTCTTTTCTACAACAACAGTATCTACTTTTTGTTCCAATAGTTCATAATCTTTACCATCTACATTTACTATTTCCTTTTCACCATCTTCGCCACTACCACAACTTCTTAATAATAATACCACACATAGTGCCATTATCATTATTGTTTTCAAATCAAATTTCTTTAACAAGCTCATAATTCATAGGTTTTAACTTTTCATAGGCAGCGTTACGTTTTTCAATAACTTCGGTAAGTTCTTTCTTACCATTTTCAATATCTTTTTCGATTTGTGTTTTCAAAGTTTGAACATCTTCATTGGATGACCATTTTTCAACCGAGCCATCATCATTTACATATTCGTGAATATTAGATACTTCATATAAGGCTTGATTCCATTTTTCTAAAACGTCTGTTCCATACGCTGCCATATTAGAATAAACCTTATACTCTTCATATTCTTTCCATAACCCATCCAATTTTATTTGCTTTTCTTTTTCAGATAAACATTTAGAACAATATCCAGTCTTACTAATTAATTTTTTATCAGTAGGTCCATATTTTGATTTATCACAATTTTCTGTTTTACATTCAGTTAATTTTGATAAAAACTTTCGAACTGATGCTAACTCTGAAGATGCCTTTGATTGCTTTACCTTACCATATGATTTTTGTTCCCAAACTACACCATTTTCTTCCCACACATCACCAACATTTCGTTTGATGGTTTCTTTCACACCAGAAAATGAAACTTGAGTATCCTTATCATACTCTCCAGTTTGAATCATATTTACCAACTTCCTACGAGTTGGGTGCATGAATTTTTTATTGAATTTTTTCTCAGCCATATTTTGTAACTTATATATCCATATATATAAGTATTAAGTTTTTTACTATTCGTAAAATAAACCGAGAATCTGATTGAGAGGTGCGAATGTTCCTGTGAGTTTGAAAGTTTTACCACCATACACAAATACGATTCCTTCGTTTGGAACTATCTTCTTAGAACCACCGATTGAATTCAATCGTTCTAATTCTAATTTAAGTTTGGAAACTTTCTTAGGGTCACCTGATTTCTTAACATCGGAGATTGTTTTATCCAATCTCTTTTTCATATCCCTAACTGCTTTATCAGGATTTACAGTTAGTGCTGAACTCATAAATTGTAACACCTCTGCTCCTAAACCTAAGAAGATATCTTCAAATGGTCTGATGTTATCTTTAGCCATTTTAGCATGGTCATTCTTATCAATTCCCTTAGCCCATTCTAAAGTTTTCTCATCAGTAATGTTTTTCTTATCTAAACGGAATGATTTATCATAGAATGCCCATCTCTTCACTAATCCCATTAGAGTTTTATTATCTAATTTAGATGGTGATTTCTTATTTACAAAATCCATCCAAAAAGCTTGATGATAATCAGCAATTCCATCAGTATCTTTCAACTTAAATTTAGATTGTAGTTTTGAGATTTGTCCATTATACTTTCCTTTCATAGATGAAAGGTTTTTAGATTTTGGTAATTGAACAACTGGTGGGCCTTGTATTGTGTAAGCGGATTGAACATCTTGATTTACCTGTTTAATCATACCTGCTAATATTTTAGCTGCATCCTGATTTTCGCCGATTGCGATACCATCTTCGTTGTATTCCATAGTTCCGTGGAATACTAAGAGTGCTTGTCCGTAAGGAATTACATTAACAGAAGTTGGATAGATTACTTCCAAATTCATAAAACATGCTCCACCTTTAAAGATTTTCTCTCTCTGCTTTTCGGATAGTTTTGAAATTGCTTTGGTCAAATCCCTCATTGCGAAGTTGTATGCCTTTTCCAATTCTCCTCTTCCTGCAAACTTCATCGCTACACCATTAATATCTAACGCCCCAGCTCCTTTGTTTTTCAAATGTCCTTTGTTTCTCGCTGCAACTAATCTTCCATCTCTCCAACTAACTGCTAATGCTTGACCATCAGTTTTTTCTCTAGTGAGTTCTAAGTTACCCTCTAAAGCTTTATTTACGATATCTTTTAATTGTCCAAAAGTTAAATTGATTTCGGTATCGAATGGGTGATTCATATGTCCATAAGCACCTCCTTCCAAAATCAATGATTCAGTAATACCACCACCCAATGCGAATGGTTCATTATACTGAAGTTTTTCTTTATCAAATTTCTTTCTTAATTTTTTTAGTTTCTTTTCGTGGTCATCTAACCATTTTTGGTCTGGATACCCCATTGCTAATCCCTCTTTGATAATTCTATCTTTTACCAATAAGTGAACCAATTCAGCACCAATATAATCAGGACTTTCTCCTCTATGCCACTTTTTGTGGTCTTTCATGTATTTATCTGATAAGAAATCAACCTTATCTTCATAATCCATTCTATTGATTTTTGCTCTATTTTTATATGCCCACTTTTTGAAATCCATATAGAAGAAACTATTTACCTCTTCTTCAATAGTAGCAAGTTTAGTGTAATACTTGGGGTCTTCGTATAAGTGGTCTAATGCAATTTTTTTAGCAACATCTTTATCCGAAGTGTGTTCTTTCTCAACCTCAATACCTTTTTGTAATTCTACATTTAAATCATCAATATCTACTTTATGCATATTTGCAATATCATAGATATCCATTCCCTTTGCAAGTTGTTCGAAGTTGTATTCAGGAGAAGAAGTTTTAAAATCATCTTTTCTCATTACAGTCTTAGCGATTACTTTATTCGCTTGTTTCATAAATGGAATATTGATTTTACTTCTATTATCCTTTGCTACAATTTGTCCATATAATTGTAAGAAGTTTAAGAAATCCTTTTTCTTCTTTCCTAATCGTTTAAAGAATCCAATTAGTTCGGCTTGTGAAATTGGTTTCTTATTTCTTGGGTCAGTTAATCTATCGAAAAAATGCTTATCAGTTAAAACTACATCAACTGGATTAAGTTGTTTATCAGCGTATTTATCAATCTTTTGTAAATCTGCCATTGGGATTTCGTTGATTACAGATTCATTTTTTTCGTTTTGATATTGGAATTCACCATCGTAATCAATTACTTTGATAGGAAGTTTTTTACCAGCAGCAGTGAATGCCATTGCTCGTGTGTTTCCTGCTACTAAATGATACTCACCATTTTTATCTCTTAGTGCAATTGGTGCTGGAACTTTTTCATTTTTTTCCATCGAACCATATTGCCAAGATATATCTTTACCATATTCATCTGCTCTTTCTTTTGCAGTTTGTTTTGGATTATCTGAATTTAGAATATCACCCATATCGGTGTTATTCATATTTTCCATTTTTTCAGATGGAAGATAAACTGCTTTTGCATTCTTCATTTTTTCAATCATATCGGCTTTATCTTTGAATGCATTTGGAGCCGTTTTCATTGTTGTTTCGTTTTCGTAGTATTCACCAGTTTCATCTTCTAACTCTTCATCAGTATATTTTCTTACTGATTTATAGTAGTTATTTTTATCATCAACTTTTTCCCAATTATCTTGCTTTGGTTCTTCTTTTGATTGTTGTTTTTTAACTTTATCTACATCAGGTGCATCGTATCCAGCATCTTTAGAGAACATATTCGGTTTTTTATCATCTGAAGATTCATCATCATTATCATCCTTTTTTGAATGAGTTCCTGCTTTTACAGCAGTATCTCTTGCATCTTTAGATTTGAATACTGATGTTTTACCAGTATCTTTTTTTGTGGCTGTAAAAGTTTCATCTTCTAATACTATTTCAATACCTTCTTTTAGGATTCTAAAGTTAACAACTTTTCTACCATTGATTGTTGGCATCCCATGCTCATCTTTACCAATAGTTTTAACAACCGTCTTTTTGTTTTTAAATCTGCCAGTTAAGATTGTATCACCAACATTTACTGGAAGTTTTATATCTTCACTTACCACATTACCCTGTGGTTTTTTCTCATTAGATAAATCTCTAGTTGATTGTTTTTTATCGGTTTTTAAATCAACATAATTCATTATAGAATACCCAACTAATGCAGCAGTTCTAGTTACATGATTTAACCATTTGTTATAAGCAGATACACCATAGTAATCTTTTTGGTTTGTGGCTGTTGTTTTACCAGCAACACCTGCTGGGAATGGAGATGTGGATTTTACAGGTCCATTTGGATAGATTGGATGTGGGTCAATATCGGTAAGTTCGGCACTCATAATTTGAGATAGAACTGTGTATCCGATTTCTTCTGCTCTTTTCTTAGAAACTCTATCAAATGTTTGGAAATTTGGGAAAATATAATTAGGCCCATCATCAACTTCTTGGGCTCCTAATATTTGAGAAGCTTCTTTTATTAACTCAACATTTTCAATTAACCAACCCTCAACCACTTCCTTTGGAATTACATCTTCACTTAATGTATTGGTTATAAAATCAAAGATTTTTTGATTAAATTTAGGATATGCTCTTTTAGTAAAAAATTTCTTTTTATCTTCTTCTGAACCCGATGATAATCCTTTACGAACTTCAGTTCCACTTACACCTCCACCACCTTCAGGTGCGATGTAAACATATCCTCTATCCTCATATCCTTCGAAATCAATACCATCTTTGTAAGGAGTAAAGAACTTACCACCTAATCTACTTGCATCTTTTTTACCTACAACAGTAACGAATGCAGTTGTATCTTTATCAAACTTTTTTAGTACCTCAGTTGGTACATATGGATTTTTGACTTGAACAATTTTGTTTTTTGGAATCCCAAACATTTTGGTAATAATCATTACCTTTTCTTTGAAGTTAAATGGGGATTTATTATTATCGGTTT